TACAACCTATTAACATACCAGCAGGTAAATTTATAACTCCCTCGGTCACAGGACCTGTAGAAAATCCACCAAATAATCTTATTATACTATTGTTGTCTGCTGAATTCAACGTTTCATGTTCAAAACTAAAAGTTCCTTGGTCATTTGCGAATCCATCTATTAATACTATTCCTGTTTCGTGGCCGAATGAAACATCGGCTAAATCTCCCTTATATACTGTACTTGGCATGTCGGCTCACCTCATGGGATTAGTTCTGCGAATATAACAACCTCTATCTGAAATGTCATTCTAAATAATCTTTTACTTCGGTCAGATAGGTCTGTTCTAGTTTTGAAAACTAATCTATCGAAATTCGTACCATCGCCCTTTCGCTTCACATGGATAAGCCTCCTTATCTCATTCTCCATCTTTTTTAGATGTTCACGAGTTTTCGCCGTACGACAATCGACTGTAATATTTAACCTAGTAGTTACAAAATCGTAGAGTAACTCAGGTGTTTCTTCATTATGTGCTGTTTCAAAAACCAAGATAAAATCATGTCTTGATAAATCTAATCTTTTCCCTCTCTCGGGTCCTATCGATGCTATATCTTGAATAATTGGTTTTATGTTATCTGTGTTACCTCTGTTCCAATCCGATAAGACTGATATTACGGAATCTATACCTTCTGAAAACGTTGCTACCATAATATCATCTACAATAATGCGCTGATGGGGAGAGTTATTCTGTCATATCTTGACATATCAGGTATAATAACTCCCCCCGAAAATTTTAATTTTTGTTCTATTAATAAAGGAGATTCACGTAACATACGTGCATCTACTCTTTGAAAGACAGAATCTATCTCTGCCTCTGATGGTGAGCCGTTACCCTTTGTGTATCTATAACCACCTTGAGTTTCTTCTATCCCATTGAATCTTAGTTCTTCTCTTTCTACTTTCTCCCTATATGAAGGAGGGGTACTTTTGACAGCCTCTTGAATTTTTTCTTGATTTTTTGGCTTCTTATATTCCTCAATGATTTCGTTCATCAATTCATCGAATTCTGTTAGTACCATTTCAATCACTCAAATATTACCATTTCTATATACCGAGGCAATAGTCGGTCAACTTCAGATTGTAAAAGTTGTATTTTAGATGTTAAATCAACATTCTGTGTTCCTTCGGGAATCAGGACACTACGGTCATCTGACATCAATAAATCGATACAAGTCATCTTAGTGGCGATTTCTTCTATCGCTTTATCTAAATATCTTTCACCATATATATACGCTACTTTTACAGCGTTGTACTCGAAGAAAGGATATGAATTATTGAAATATACTATACCTACTTCGTGGTCTAACCACCAATCTTTCAGACGAGCATTGTCTCCACTTGCGCTACCACCTTGTAAATCAACTTGTAAAGTTTCTTGAATTATAGTTCCACCAATGTCGGATAAAGCACTACCAATCACAATTGCACACCCTGTAAATGAGGTATCAGTCAGACCTGTGTATCTAAATACATCTCCACTAGAATCTACACAAACACCAGCCTTAGCGAAACCACTTGTTGAAGCAACATTAATAGTTGTTGATACAAGACTAGTAAATGTTGTGCTGTGTGATGCTGTTTGAGATATACCGATGCTACTATCAGTAGTGACTATAGAACAAGTTTCCCCTGCCTTGACTTGTCTCATACTACTAATTTTTACTACACCAGTTCCATAATCAGAATTAGCAGTCGCTAAAAATTCATTATTAACGGCAATATTTGAAGTTGAGCCCTCTAAAGTAAACGTAGGGGAAAACTCCACTGCCGCCTTACTTACTCTATCTTCTTTATTAATAAGGTCGGCAAGATTTTGAGCAGTTGTAGTAGCATCAAAATCTGCTCTCCATTGTGTGCTACTAGTGCCCGCTGTAAGCACACCAGCACTTCCGTTACCCGGTGATACAACTATAGAACCACTGATTGCTCTTACATCTTCAGGTATTGATATACGTGCTTCAGCACCACATATCTCTCTATAATCGTCTCCTTGCCATAATTCTATACGCAACATTTGCTGAACATTCCTAAACAATAGGGGGGTAGTACCCACATAATCAGTATAATATCGCCTTCTATATGGCTTGTATGTATCAAAATTAATATATTCTGCTTGCACTATATATGGTCTCCAAGCGTTGTGTGTAATATTGTCTATACGGTCCTGTATTTCTTTAATACGAGTTTCTACTTTATTTTTAGTTAAACCTCTAGTTCTACCATTGGTAAACGAGGCTGTGTTTTGAACAAAAGGATTATCTGTTGTTTCATAGAGTCCCGGATTTATAGCCGATGAAAATGCTAACTTTACACCACTAACAGTTGAGGTTATGGCTGTAATTGTACGCTCTAATCCTAGCGGGTCAGCATCGCTGTAAATTAATATAACATCGCCCACTGAAAATCCAGTGTCTCTATACTCTTCACCTGTTACAAAAACTGCATTTGCTTCTGCATTAGCAGACATTACCACCGCTTCACTAGGGCCAATGTTAAGATAATCTGCAACTTTTTGAGCGCTGGTGTATGTTACCTCATCAGGATATAAAGGTCTTGTTTCTCCTTCACCCGGACTAAATACTATTGGCATATTAATCCCTATTCTCCTCGTCTCTATGTCCTAGATTATATTCCATTGGTTTATTACAAACACGGCAGTTCTCTACCCATAAAAAGTGGAGCATACCGCAGTGTTTACAACGTGTGCCAGCGCCTATGTTTAAAATATCTCCTGCTGAGGAGTTACGATTACGTTGCTCACTGGTTACACCAGCAAGAGGTTTTTCTGTGTTTAAAACAGAAGAGACATCGTATTGAATATCACTACGTATACTTTGTTTCTGAAACCTTTCTATGTCTTCAGCATCAATTGTTCGAAAGTCGAGCGCCATTCATTCCCCTCACTCTCATTAACTCGTTGTAACAAAGATGTAAATGTTTCCTAAAATGTGATGTGGGTCACAAGATACACAAGTGTTACTACCAATAGCGTTGCTAATAGCAGTTGCTACCGCAGTGGTAGCGGTTGAATCATTAAAATCACTAGGTGGAAAAGGTCCGAGTATCGTAACTGATTTAGCCATTTAAGTCACCGCCTTAACTGCGGTGTCCCATAGCAAACCATGTTCCGTCTTGCCCATTTACATTTTGAATGACTAATGATGTGCCATTAATAAGTGCAAACACTCCATCGGCTCCTGAGCCACTTCCGGGGGTAGCGTTTCCTGCTACTGCATTACATGCTACTATGTCTGCTAGTAACCCTGAGAGGTCAATTGAGCCTCCTGCGTCACTACCACCATTGGTAAAAGTTCCAGTAACCATTAGTAGGTTGCCTATTGTGTGCGGTCTTGTGTCTATTGTGCTTTCAAATGCCATATTTATTCATCTCCTTTTTCTTGTTCTTTTGAGTCTGCTATAAGTTCGTCAGTCTCTGCGACACCATCGGGACTCATAACTGTTGCCACTAATTCTAGTAATTTAGATTTAGTTGCATAACCATTCGGTTTTATTCCATACTTGGCTAACCAAGCAAGAATATCTTTTCTTGACCATCCTTCATCAGGAATTCCGTCATTACCTAAATCTTTAGTTTCTGTTGGTTTTTCGTATCCTTCAATGGTGAAATTGTCTCCTAATCTATGACCCCATTGGTCAACCCATGCTGTAGTGACTTCCCTTTTTTCTCCCCTGATAAATTCAGGGTGAGAAGGGTCTATACATCTAACTGAGTAAGACTTACCCTTGTAAGTTACTGTAGGCACTTAGAGCACCTCAGTTGTACATTACTAGAATGTCCGCTTTGACGTCTGATGCTCCACCGACTACGTGTATTGTTAGTGTCAAGCCGCTTCGTGATATATCAAGCGCCATGTTGTTGCTTGCATGTGCGTCATTCACTGGGGCTGAATCATTCTCTTGGATAAAAGCACAAAGAATGCTTGAGATTCCACCACTAAGAATGACTGTCTCATTATCTGCTCCGCCTGTTATTCTTATTATAGCCATTTTGGGTGCCGGGTCATACCCGTTTGCACCATCGCTGTTGGAAGCATTGAATGTTCCCGGACCACCGCCCGGATAAGTTACGTCTGCTGCTCCGTCTAGGTATTCAGTTGTGTCTTGTGAACCTGCTCGTAATTCCCATGCACCTACTAATGTTGCTGTTGCTGTTCCTGCTAATACTAATTGTTCTGCCATGTTTTTTCATCTCCTTTATTTTATCTCCATTTTTATTCATTTCAAAGAGCGGATTTGTGCTTGTGCTCCAAAGAAAGTTGTCCATATTTCTCCCATTGTTCTGTAAAGTCCTTCTTGACCTAGTCTGTTGATTGCGAATGGGTCACCAGTCTCAATTCCACTCTCAAAGTATTGTGTCGGAATTGCTGTACTAAAGTACATGTAATCTGTATCTAATAAGTATATTCTACTTAAAGTATCTTTTTGTACATCTTTGGAAGGAATAATTGGTACTCCATTGTATGTTGCAACAATGAAACCTGCCTCGATACCGGGTACACCCTTAACACCATTGTAGGTAGGAGTAACTCTCTTTTCTTCCATGAACCTTTGCTGACTTTGTAGTAATTGTTGTAATCTCATCAAAGTGTCATATCCTGTCAAGATAACTTTTGGATTTCCACCACGTTCCCAAACTCTTTGGAATATATCATCTAAGTGGTCTAGTGAGAAAATTCTATCAGTTGCTGTATTACTTACAACATTATTACTCAATTCTGCATTTGACCAAGAGTTTGCACTTCTGCTAATACTGTAAATATCTAAGTCTGTATCAGCACTTAAATCACTGTGGAGATTGTCCATACCAGTTTTTGCATCAGCGTCAGCAAGGAATGCTGCTGTGATTCTGTCAAGTGATTCATAGTTGTTACCTGCTGGTGTATCTACATCAGTTAGTAGCATTTTGTTAATCATTTCTGCATGGTGTTTACCCATTTCTTCTTTTAATACTGAACGGATGTCTCCCAAACCATCATCCTTATCAGCAAGGAAGATTGCAGTTTCTGACATATCAAATGTGTGAGCAATTGTTTTTGGTTTTGCTGCTATATGTTGGAAAGTTGGTCTCACTGTTTCAGGTAGTGTTGCGTTTTCTGCTACTCCACCGTGTAATGTACCTGAGTTAGGTTTTTCAGTGATTACTCTCCATCCACTTCTATCCCAAGGTTTCTTAGGTAGAATGCTGAATGCATTAAATTCTTGGTTTAATTGAGACCACACTTTTCGTCCATAAATTGCTTGGTATGTACCAGCAGTTGTAGATAACATTGGTGAGTCTGCTTTTAATAACTCGCTACCAGTGTATGTGTACCCCATTGCGTTTCCGGCACCATAGTAGTACCTTTCCATATCTGTTACTGTTCTTACGTAATTTCTTGCCATAATTTTTCATCTCCTTTATTTAATTTAATCTCCCCTAAAAACACTACCTGCTAATTGGTGTACTTCTTCCCAAGACATATTTGCCATATCAGGTGTTGATGGTACTACAACATCGCTTGTAGGTACTCCTACTGATTTTTGGAGTGTTATACCTTCATCAGAGCCGATGTTATCGATTCTTTCTGATAATGATGCAATTGCTTTTTGAATTTCATTAAGTGGTCCACGAGCATCAAATGCTGCTGCTTCTGCTTGTTGATATTCTTGTGCCATTTCTTGATTGTATCTACCTTCAAATTGTTTTTCTAATGTAGCACGGAATTCTTCTTCTCTTTTTGCTGCTTTGTAAACTTCATATGCATTCTCTATTTGAGAGCCATCTACATCACTTGGTGCTAAAAATTCTGATTTTTCTACTGCTCCTTCTTTACCTTTTCCACTGTTTAATTTACCAACAGCGTTTGTTGAAGGGTTACCGCCTTCTTGAACACGTCCCGGTGCTTGCCCACCGAAGTATTGTCCGCCGTCACCAATTGATTCAGGTGTAGAACCTAAGTTTGCTTTAGCAAGGTCATCAAAGTGTTGCCTTGCTCCTGCTATGTCTACTCCTGCACCTTTTAGAGTGTTCTCCATCCAGTCAAGATATTCGGATGTGATAACGTCAGAATATTCGTCAGATTTCTTTTTGTCGTCTTTCTTATCCTTCTTTTCATCATCGTCCATAGCGTACATGCCTTTGTCCATCATTTTTTCATCCATTTTTTCTTCGCCTTCTTTCTTGTCTTTCTTTTTATCCATGTGCTCTCTCAAGCCCGCTGGCATTTCGCCTTTTTCCATGGAGTCTAATCGACCTTCAAGACGACTTAATACGTCTGTCATTTGTTCCATTACATCATCAGTCATTTTTTTCACCTTATTGTTTTCTTTATCTTCTTTTAGTATTCTAAATGTTGCTTCGGGGTTTATCCCTTTTTCACAGATTGTGATTTCGTGAAGTTCTAGTTTGCTTATTTCTTGGTAATCTCCGTGTTTTGCATCACTTTTTCTTACCCGTTTGAATGCTTGTCCTCCAATGCTGAATCCTCTTAGACTTCCTTTTCTGATTTCTGCTGCGACTTCTCTAGCCTTTTCGATATCAGTTCTAAGATTAACAACGACAAACATTCCTGCGTCATCAACTTCGCTCTTCCATAACCTCCCTTCACTATCTGTATAACTTGGAATCACTTCACCGACTTGTATGTTTGAATGCGCTAGTTGCACGTTTCGGTATTTTGGTTCCTCCATGTATTTTTTGAATGCTTCTTTTAACGCTTTGCGGGTTATCATATCTCCTTGTTTATCTACTAACTCCACTGAGGCATATCCTGCGACAATGAGGTCATTACTAGATTTAAGCAATTGAATATTGCTGTCTGCACTGGTTTGTCGAAGCACACTAGTCACCTGTTCGCTTGTTTACCTATATTAATAAAGCGGCATCAAATCTCCTTTTATTTTTATTTCTAAACGCTAGACTGCTCTGCATTTTTGTCTTTCTTTTTCTTATTTCTCATGTGAGGGTACTGTTTTTCAGGGTCTTCAGTTGGGCGGTCTAACATATCCCAGTCAGGCACACTCTGTTCTGCGGTAAGTTCTGTAGGTCCTCTCGGAGATTCTATTTGCGCTCCCACATCTATACCTAACCCACGAGCACCCGTGGTATTGAACATTTGTTCTTTTTCAACCCTATCAAACAACTCAACTATTTTTTCTAATGTCTTAACCATAGTTTTTAATTTTTCTTCATCTTTAGGTTTTATAATGTTATCCTCGGCATCAGCGTCTATAATACCCGCTGAGTTTTTTTCCGAATGTTTTCTATTCTTTTCCTCTGCCATAGAACGTGGCTTACTGGTATTAATAGAGTCTTCATACTTTACTCCTTTTCTTAATAAAGCAACGGCGGTTGACCATACGGGTCTAAGACTTTCTGCTAATCTCAAAGAATAATTATTTTTCTTTAAATCACCTAAAGCGGAATGAGGAGAATGAATCCATGTGCCTGATTGCACCTCATCCACTTTATAGATAACGTCATCTATTTCATTAAATGAAATTTTAAGTTTATTGCCTTCTATTTCTAAATCATAAGGAACTTGTATAACTGGGTGTGATTTAGCGAGTAATCCTAAAGTTTCTAAACTAGCAGGGCTTTCAACATCACTTTCTCCTTTAATTTTAGACATAGTAACATCATAAATTATTCTACCGTTTTTCTTTTTCTCTTTCACACCCGATACAGATACAGATATTATATCTCCCTCTTGGAAAGGTTTAGGACTTTTTACGGTGCCAACGTCAAGATAGAAATCATCTTCATATTCTACACCTCTATTTCCGAGGTTTTCTTCATCCACAGGTCCTGCTCCTAATCTATAAGTGTAAGGTCCTTTACCTCTAACATCTAATATAATGAAAGATATATCTTTATTTTTTCTTAATAAGAACCACTTAGGATGTCTTCTTTCTCCTTTCATGTAAGTAGATTTAATATCTCTAAGTAATAGTTGAGGATATGTTTTTTGTAAATCTGTTACAATTAAATCTAAACCTTCTTCGTCTGTAATACGGGTATTATGTGGACCGGGGACTAATACATGCTCATGACTATCGAATTGTCCTCTTAAAATTTTAAGCCTTTCAGATGTAGCCATATCAGCAACTGTTGTTCCATCATATTCTATAATATCGAAAATATGTATTTCATCTTTAGTTTTGATAGCGTCCACAATGTAATTTCTTTCACATATTGCTTTTAGTTGTTTGATGTCCTCACCTGATAAAGATACATCATCTCCGTTTTCGTCATGAGCGGAAACCTTGAATCTTTTCTTTTCTATTAACATTCTTTGACCATCATAATAATGGGTTACTACCCATCCTCCACTAAAACCTCTTAAGCACTCAAAATCTTTTGTTGTAAAGATTCTATGCATAGGTAATATAGGTGGAGGCTTTGTTTTATCTGTTTTTAACAAAGCATCAGGGTTCATCATTACCATCAATGTTTCACTGGGGTCGCTGGTTGATATGTCAGTTGAGATACTTCCAGCACTACTATCTACTCCGATATCATGCCTAGATTCACCCATAACATTTGGCCCATAATAATTAGTTGTAATTATGGGTGCTTCAAAACCTGATGATAAAAATTGATTTACTGCATCTTTTCCAAACACTTCTTCCATTTGTTCTTGTGAGGGAGTGTGTAAAAATTGCTCAAACTGTTGAGTGCCCACCACTGGTTTACCCCCACTGAATTCAAATCCTATAGTGGGAACTCTACCACCATATCCTGTATTCATCATACCACCATTATAGTAAGCCCCCACAGTAGCACTAGAATCTGCTCTATTGGCGGGACCTATTGGTACATTATCCATAAATCGAGGTTTGTTTACCATTGAGCCTTCCATCACAACATTATCTGTTTCAGTAACCGCATCAGGATTCAATACAACCATACCATGTGCGTGCGCTTTTGCCCGTTTAATAGGTGTTTTAATTTCACCCTTTTCCCCTGTGCCTTTTATTTTATCTTTAGCAAATGCGTTTTCATCAAAACCATGAAAAGATAAACCGTAAGGCTCAAACTGATTTTTAACAGCATTACGTAAAAAATGTGGAATTATAGAAATATCTTTGAAATATTTACTTTGAGCAAACACACTTCTACTACGTTTTCTGTTCATGAATCTTCTTCTTTCATCCTCATCCATGCCTTCTAACTGCTCTTTTCTCTTTTCATCAAATTTATCGTATAAACCATCTATATGTTCATGATGATTTTCAATTTCGGTATATTCAGAAAAATCTTGTCTAGGATGTATAGGTAACCCTGTACTCATAATTTGAGCATTAGTTAAAACTCTGAATGGTCTATCAGAATATTTGTCTGCTAATTCTCTGATATGCTTGATATGAATATCATCGTTAGGTAAATTAAGAGCAGAAAGAATGTTTTCAACACCTTCATTACTACTAACAGAATCAGGCTCTATTTCTACACCCATGTATTGTAACACTTTTTGTAATGTATGATGAGGATTCAAACCTTCTAAACCTTCAGATATACTTTTATCCCTTTCTTTATAATCACCATTATAACCATATGTGGTAAGTTTATGATAATCATGTGGTAATATCTTCAATCCACGATTAGCATCATAAAATAATCTAGCAACATTATCACTAAATTTTTGAGGATTATCGGGATTAAAAGCATCAGGGTCTTTTTCTAACGCTAAAGGCACTAATAGTTTAGCCATTTCCGTTATAGCGTTTAAATCTGCAATTTCTGCTTTCTCAATTTCACGTTGCATCTGACCTACTAATGCGTTCTTACGTTGAAATGTTTGAATCTCTTTTAATTGTTTTTTCTGTTCAAGATATTCTAATTCTTTTTTGAATTTTTCTAATTCATCTTCTGATAATTTTTCACCCGCCACCGTGTTACCACTAGGTAATGTTGTATCGGGCTTTTTACCATTGTTAATCATTTCATCTAAAACTGTCATTCTTTCTATTTCAGCATCAGAAAATCCAGCCTCTCTCCTTCTACTTCTTTCAGCAGTTCCTTTTGTACCAGCAGTATGACCTTGTCCTAATCTATACTCTAAGACACTGTCCCCATGTGCTAAATTATCGGGATGTTTATCATAATCACTATATTTTAAATATTTTTTAGAAAATGGTTTATGGGGAGGATGATGTCTACCAAGAGTGGTTATTCTTCTAAAAGCAATTCTTGCTCTATTTTCGGTGTTAGAAAGTGGTCTTCCTTTACTCCCTATTGCGGTTAAAGGGTTTGTGCTGAAATAAATTCCAACTGTATTACCATCAATACCTCTTCCTAAGGCTCCTCTTTTATCTTTGACACCAGTAAAATTTTGAAAATCACCATCACCCCAGTTAGCAACCTTGTTCGACCAACGTGGGAATTTAGAGGTCATACCGTGTGTTGTATTGTTCTTTAAAGTTCGAGGTCTACCTGTCGCTTTACCATTTACTAAATCTACAGGACTAGAGTGATTATATTGAGATATTATACTTTTAGGGTTAGAATATTCTAAAATATCACGTTTTATTTGTTGTTCGGGTATTACGTGTCCGAACAAACCAATTGTTTCGGGGTTACCTTCAAAATATTCAGACATCAAAGGGTTATCAGGGTTAATTCTACCTAGAATACTAAAACCATCTTTATTTTTAGGTAAAGTATCATGCCAATTTTTTAAATAATTAGCCCAATTTCTTCCATGTCCTCCTAAGAAATGATGAGCGTATTCGAAAGCCTCTCCTAAACCAACTCTTTGACCGTCTTTAATTCTCCAAAGATGTTTTTCATCATCAGATATATCTTCTTCCTTAGGTCCATTAGAACCACCGAATATTTGATTGTGAGCATTTCTAATTGGTTTAGCCATAGCCAAAGAGCCCGCTTTGTTACTAGCAGAATTAAGTATCTCTTTCAAATGTTCTTCACTCAATAAAGGCTCTTTAAAATTAGTGAATAAAGCGTGTTCGCCCAATACATCGTTTGTCTCAGGGTCATAACCTAAAAATCTTTTAAAATCATCTATACTCAATTGATTATTATTACTATTAGAATCTTTATCTCTAAAACTCGTAGGTCCACCATATGTTTTTGCTGAACTTTTATCCATAGCAGGTAAATGTTCTAGGCCATGTTCCTCTTTTAAATCTCTTAATTCTTTTTCAGCGTCATATTTCTCGTTGGGGGATAATGATTTACTTTTTAGTTGCTCTTCCAAATTTTTAATTCTTTCACTGTGGTCTTTAAATCCCAGTAATTGATTAGTTTTACCTAATAAACTAGCGTACTCAGGATGTTCCATTATAGCATTTTTTAAAACATACTGAGTGTGAGCATCCATCCCACCTTTTGTATCTTTATCTATATCCTCCACTGTGGTGTTCATATTAGGGCCGTGTTTACCTTCATCTCTTGTATAATGATACTTAATTGCTTGAAGTCTCATTTTTGTATCGTTTTTAATCCTACCCATATTAACACGTTCTCCACTAGATAATTTAATAATTTGAGCATCTTTAGAATCACTACCTTTTTCATGTAGGTGTTTATGAATTTCATATCTTTCTTTAGGGTCTCTAAATTCTAAACCGTGTAAATAGTCTTCGAAGCCTAATCCCTTTTTAACAGGTTTTTTTTGATAATATTCAGGCGGAAAATCTCCACCTCCCTCTAGTGCTAATTCTACTTTTTCTTTATCAGAGAGAGTTTCTAAGGGGTCGATTTGAAAATGAGTTTCATCTGATTCCCATTCATTTATACGGGTGTGGTCAAAATGTGCTTTTCTTAATTCTAAATCTTGTATATCCTCGTTTGAATATTTTTCTTTTATCTCTTCTACTTGTTCTTTGTTATCAGGATTTTCTTTCCAATTGTTAAAATGTTGATTGTATATTTCATGTAAAGATTTACCTATTTTACCCGAGTAAGGATATCTTTTTACTTTATCAATTGTGAGTGTGCCTGTGTAAAAAGGGTTTTGTTTATCGGTATGATGATTTTCGTGATTTTTTTCTATTTCAGCATATTCCTCTGCTAAACTTTTTTCACCCGGTGAGCGGGGTAAATAAAAACTATACAACATTTCATCTCTAGCGGTTCTACCCGTTACTATATTTCTAAACAATAAAGGGTCATGTAATTCATGCCAATTATTAGAATCATTATAATGACCACCCTCTACATTTTCAAAAGAAGGTTTACTACCGCTCATTTCGTGTATTTTTCTTTCTATTCCTCTACCATCCCACACTTGATTAGGAGCAATTTGTATTTCTGAACCTGCTTGAAAATCTGCTTTAGATTTAGAAACTGCTTTACAAACTAAATCTTCCCAAGTGTTATCAAAATTACCATAGCCTTGTCTTTCTAGGTTTTCTAATGCTAAGTTATAATATGCTACATTATTTTCAAAATCTAATCCATCGTAAATAGATTTTATTAAATCATACCTGTGTCTTTTATAGACATCTATGGCGTCTTCTCGCATTTTATTCACCCCTAATAAGGTGAATTATTTGACTTACTAATTTTACCTTCTACATCTAACCTATCTGCGCCGCCACCTTCGTGTGGATTCATTTGTGATGCTAAGGTTTTAAAATTTACAGGAAAAGAAGATGCGCCCTTGTTAGCAACATCTTGGCTATCCAATAAATGTTGATTAGTTGTATAATAGGCACTTCTTGTTTGTCCACCTGATTCTACTACAAACATATTTTCTTGAGGATTTGTACTGTAAGATGTAGTATACTCAGGTTGTGCCTTTTCCATTTTACCGCTGTACATTTTACAACCCATTTTCATGCATCCCATTTTATTCATCCCCTCGCCACATTCAGGACACCTTCCGCCTTTACCTTTCTCCATTTTACCGCTGTACATTTTACAGCCCATTTTCATGCATCCCATTTTAGTCATTCTCTGACCACATTCAGCACATTTCCCACCTCTACCTTTCTCGACTTTACCATGTGCTTTGTCGCACTGTGCTTTTTGCTTTTCCGAGCAGTCTGAATACTTTTTACCAAAGTTCTTCATACAATATTTGTCTTTTTCAGCCATGCTTGCTTTCTCAACTTTACCATGAACTCTATCACATTGTGCCTTCTCTTTTGGTGAACATTCAGAGTATTTCTTACCGAAGTTCTTCATGCAGTATTTGTCTTTTTCAGCCATACTAGCGGCTTTTTGCTTTAAGTCACCTTCACCCTTACCATCAACGGCGAACTTAGGCACTTTCTTACCTTTGTGTTCGACCATTTCTAGTTCCTTTTCGAGTATATCAATGCGCTTAATCATATGTTGTGCTTTGTTCATTAGGTCTAATGCTTCTTTACTTATTGGTGATGGTATTGGTTTCATACTTTTACCTCCTCTGTAGATTTGGCTTGTTCAGCCATTTCGTGTATTTCCTCCCAACTCATAAGATGAATTTCTTCATTCGAATAACTTGGCTGTCCTTTGATTAATAAATCTTCTTCACCTCTAAAGGCATCACTAGAAACATCCTCACTAAGAGGTGTGACCGCTGATACGAACCCTGCTTTACGTAATAAATTAGCAGGATTATTAATCATAGAACGTAATTTTTGATTTTCATTTTTTATTACTTGTAAATCAGAATCCATGGATTCCATCTTTGAAATTAATGTGTTCATTAGACGCTCTGTAACAGATGTGTCTTCATTCATTAAATCACCTAATTAGAATAACGACCAAAAGTACCACTATGTCTTTTCATTCCAGCCCCTGTTCTAGCAGGAATAATGACACCGGGTAAAACACGGTCTCTTTGATTAGAGTCAAATTTAGCACCAGTTTCATTCATTTTTTGTAAAACTACTCCATTTACATGACTTTGGTGAGCGTGCTTTACTTTTTCCTCTCCTTTTTTGATAGCCATAAAAATATCATCTGATAGGAAATCTGCAAATTTCTTTATTTCATTCAAATGTTGTTGTGCAACCATAACATCATCATTTTCTAACGCCTTTGTGAATTCCTCTGTATGTACTCCTAACTTACGAGCCATAGGGTGCATTTTTTGTAAGTCCATTTGTCTCACCTTATAACTCCCAAGTGTATCGCTCTAATTATAGTTACGCACCTCTTAATCTTCGTGAATCCATTAATGCTTGTGAATTTTGTTGGGATATGGTGGGTAAAAGACCTCGTTGTTGAACATTAGATAAGGGGGAACCCGCACCATCTGAACTTCTTTGTTGTGGTCTCGCTGGACTTCTTGGAGTTCTAATTCCCTGTCCCTCTCCACCCGGTTGTGAAGGGGGCATTATCGCACCCATACCCATGCCCGGTGGAACTGCGTTCCTAGCACCCGGTATATTCATTGGCATATTACCTCTCATGGGTATTTGAGATTGTGCTTGCGCTTGAGGTTGTGCTTGTTCATCTATTTTTCTATAAGTAAATCTAATATCCCTGTCACCCTCTTCCATTAGGTCAGGTTTATATCCTAACATTTGCATTCTTTGTGCTAGATTAACTTCCATTTCATCTCTACGTAATCTAGTAATTTCATCTTCTTCTTCATTTGGATACAATGTAATTTTCCAATCACTAATGCCCATTTCCCTTAGTAGACGAGGGAATAAAACTTCGGTGTAAACTTTTTGACCAAATTCAACCGCTCTATTGGTTACAAGAATTTGTAAACCCTCATTGTTTAACCCGCCCGATTTACCGTTATCAATCATAAAGATAGAAGATACACCGAAAAATGCTGCTATTCTATTTCTTATTTCATCACGAACAGCAATATATTGCATCTCTTCAAGAGTGTCCATAAACTTAACCCAGTTTACTCCTCCTCTGCCTGTTTGACTTTCAATACCAACCTTAGGAATATAATGTGGGTCTCTTTCAAGTTTTTCGTCAACACCCTTCCAAAAAGATTTCATTGATTCAAGATTATCTGTTGTAACTGAAATAATACCCTTAGGTGTTCTCCTTTTCTGATAAGCGGTGTACATATAATTGTCCATGGCAGTTAGAGTCATCGCTTGTCTCCACAATGTATTTACAGGACTTTTACCATACAATTTACTCGGATTATATTTAGAAATATGTAAAACCTCTCCCTTTGTAAAATATTGATTTTTACCCGAGCCAGCCATATTAACATAGTGAGCGTCTACCATATCTGAACCACAAACAGGACAGACATTATCTTGGCCGGGATACGCCACTTGGTCTCTATGTAGTCTACAGATTCTATACCTACCTCCTCTAACTCCACGTTTATCAGCAATGATACGCATGAAGATAGGGTCTCCTCTAATTATTTCTTTAACACGATAAAATTGAATTTCACCTGTTTCTTCATCTACATAATACTCTTTTATTAATATTAAAAAAGCATCGTCTACAATATTTAAATCTCTTTCTATCTCATATAAAACTTGTAAAAAAGATTGTTCCATAGAATTTTCTTGATTTAACAACCATTTACCATACACAATATCGTTAGGGTCAGGCTCTTTTACTTCCCCTCCACACGTAGAACATTTCTCTACATCATGTTGAAACTCATCATGACACTCTACGCATTTAACACGGAATTTTTTTTCCCAATAATAACCACGTCTAAATATTTCTTGATTTAATTTAGATGTAACAGTTCTAAGAATTAAATTTTCATGTGTGACCGCATACAATGCTGGTAATGTAATACCTTGTGCTAGAACAGGCTCTTGAATACCTGTAGTATACAAAGGCATCTGAGGTTGTGGAGTAGTTCTTCTTCTGAATGGACTAGCCAATGCTGATAAGAATCTACTGATTCTACTTTCCCCTACATCGTGTTCAGCCATTATAATCCCTCTCTATATTTACCTATAGTATCTTCGTCAATGCCCCACCCTTCTAATAACTCACGAGATTTTTTAGCATCGTCTTTCCAATTTTCGTATCTGACTAATCTTTTAATCTCTTCTTTCTTAACAGGGTCTTTTTCATCTAAATATGCTAGAACACATTTTGCTTGCATTGATTTCATCTTTAAATGAGGCGACACACCATTTAATAATTTTCTTAAATCATTTTTAGAATAAAACTGAAGTCTATGCTGACTTCTTTGAGATTCTTTGTATACCTTATTATCCAACTGTAATACACCGCATTCTAAATGTTTATACAAATCTTCACAATGAACTTTACCTCTAGCACCAGTGGCAATCATACCAGCCCGAGGTTCTCCTCTTTCTGTTATGGTTATGTAACCATCAGCATCTAAAAAACCAGCACTATAGGCCCACACATCTTTCATGATTAATCCTTGAGTAGAAATCAAAACATAAGTGCCTCTTTCCGCACCTTTGATAATATCTAGTTCTTCACCATACATATTTAAAAGGGCAGTTAATTTTCTATCTGTAAAAGATTTTTTCAATAAACCAGCATCATATAAATTAACTTTCATGTCGGATGGTCTCATGGGGCCTTTTTGTTTCAACTCATTTGCTACGAATTCTAAGTAACCTAATTCTGCTTTAGTAAGTTTATCTATTTGATTTAATGTAGTAGACCACATTTTTTTAGCAGCAGACCTGTTACCCATAGCGGTAGCCCAAGCCTGCTCCTCTTCTTTACCCCATGTATCTTCATGTTGGTCTAACATTTTTAGAGTACGTTCTGCGTTTTTCCACAAATTACAAGCCTGAAGTAAAGATATTTGTCTACTATCTCCGAATTTTCTTAAACTTTTGAGTTGTCTATCACTTAGACCTAATTGTTTCATCACATCGTGTAAGTCTTTACCCCATGATAAATTACGTAGAGTCATTTCTGTCTCTAAAGATTTGATTGTTCTAATGTCTTTGATAAAACTGTCTATTTCACTTTTATCGTCCTTATTATATCTTCTTGCTTTTCTAAATCTTTTAACAAAACTATCAGCAGAACAACCTAAAGTTGTTTCAAACCAACCATCACCGTTAATAGGAAATTGATATTTGACCACTTCCTCTTCTTCTAAAGATATACTATCCTCTTTGACAATCTCAAAATCATCATCAAGAATAGCAGAAGCCCACATACTAGTACCCCTTATCTACTCTCACGTTTCCCCTTCTCTTTTTATCAAGGAAGAAACTTGTGGGGTCTTCTTCTCTTAACTGTCGAAGCATATCTTGCCCACGAGTATTAAATTGAGCAACTTTTTGTTTTCCATGATGTAATGCATTCATTGCTTGAAGAAATGCTCTACGTTGGTCACTTCCACCAACATTAGCACTAAACTTAGAAGGGAATCGCTTGGCCTCAATGTAATCAGGAGACTGTCTTCCTTCATCATACAATAAATTTGCATATTCACCTTTGCCCTCGGGTGTTAAAATATTTGATGCCGCTGTTCCGTATCTATCAATTACGGATTGCTCGTATGCTGGCCCTCTTTGCATAGCAGATGCTACATCGGCAAATCTACGTGCATTAACAGAGTCTCCTGCTCCTCTCATACTTTCAGATTCTTGTAACAAATCTTCTACGCTTGCTTTCTTTTTAGTATCAGGGTCAGAAACTTTAGTTGGAGTTTTTCCACCTTTCCTTCCGACTGATATTATTAACACCATTCCGTGTTTCTTTCCGCCTAATTTTTTTCCTTTCATGGTATCATCCATCCTCCACCTTTACCCGTTCCCGATACCCATTCATCAAAACCGGGTAAATAATCATCTAGTAACATCACAGACCCTCTAAACTCTTTTGTGGCCCAATTAGCAAGAGCCAAAGACATAGCCAAATCGTCATGAGTTCCCACGCTTTCTAACCTCCCATTTTTTTGCATTCCGAATCTGTTTAATTCCATTTCTAACTTGTGTGTAAACTCACGGCTTTTCTCGTCTCCATACGGAGTTTTGATTTGCCCCTGCTCGAAGGCCATGAGTAAACTCATAAAGAGGCTTTCCTTTCGGGTACGTGTGGTCATAAATGTTCTAATTGGGATATCTTGTCTAATATCTTGGAGTTCCATTGCGAACATTCTTTGAAAATTATTACCTTCTAATTCTATTAAATCAGGCTGAAATCTATTGTTTAACAATATTATTCTTTTTTTCTGTGCCATTGAAGACATACCTCTTTCATGCACTATCCCTATAATTTGTTTAACATCATCATCAGGAGGAGTACGAAGAACTGTCATCGCAGTAAAGTCAGCATTTTTATCAGATGCAATAGCAGTATCCCATCCTATGAAATGATGACCAAATACTCCTGCTGGCTCACCTTCTTCATCGAATTCTGTTTCGGCCCTATCCAATAAAACTAAATCTTTATCTCTTGCGTTTTCAAGCACATTCATAGGAAACATACTCGCTACATCATGAATTGGTTCACATAAATATTCACGAGCAAATTGTATTGCTGGCATAGAATTACGTCTTTGGTCTAGGGCTTCTAAATCCCAACGCTCAGGCCACAATGCTTCACCTTTGTCATTTATAGCAGGATATGTTTCTACGAGAAATGTTTCTTTTTGCTCAAGTTCTGCATATAAGTCATTATAAGAAAATGGAGTTCCTACCATCATTAACCTTGCTGTGTGGTGGAGTACTGGTAATAAAACAGCGTAAAACCAATCCGCTGCTCTTTGTAATTCAGAAGATGTGTTACCCCAAAGAATATCGTCACATACTACTACATCAGGGTGGAAACCACGAGTAGCCCCGCCTACCGATTTAGCCATCATACGACTACCATTTGTAAATTCAAAATATGATTTAGCCCAAGGTTTTCCTCCTGTGGGTTTTAGATGTCTTAAACAAGGAGCCATATCTATACAGTTACGGATAAAACGCATGTGTTCTAATGTCTGTTCAAGACTGTGACTGAAAATCATGATATGTGTTTTTGGATTAAAAGCAGCAATCCATAATGCATACGACATGAATAACGTAGACTTACCGTGGTCACGAGATGCTTTAACACAATAGTATCTATTATTTTTCAAACCTTCATCCCATTGTTTGTGATGATTTGAATAATGAAAACCCAATACAGTTTCAAAGAAATACTTGAAAGAACGCTCAGACATTTTAGTGTCCATCTCTATGAGAAGTTCCTGCATCTGTTGTTTATCTTGCATAAACTCAACCCATTTGATTTTCGGCAAATTCTTTTAATTCTTTTATTTGTTTTTCTTCAGGTGTTTCTTCATTTTTTTCAGTAGAGATAGACTTTATTTCATTTATTTCGTTAGGAGGAATTGATGAGCCCATATCAGTGAAAGTCTTAATATCTTGTTGCATTAGTTTTTCATTATATGTTGGTGGTAAAGTAGGAGGAGCAACTGGTGGTGGAGTAGCAGGACCTACTGGTGGTATATCTAAAGCGGGATTACTCAAAGCCCTTTGATTTAATTCTCTTCGTAATTTAGCACGCTCTTGCTCTTGTTCTCTAAATTTATCAAATAAATACCTTCCTGTTGTATCCGTATGGGCATCATCTAAACTTGCTTCTAACTCTTTCATACGTCCTAATTTTTTATTATAATCCTCGAATTCTTCTAGTTCTCTCTTATATCTTTCCATGTTGGCCGCAACAGCCTCGGGGTTTGGAACAAAAGTTGGCGGTGAAGGCGCAGGTGGTGCCGTAATAGGTCCCGCTATTGTGGGTTGTGGCTTAGCCTCGGGCTCCGCTCCCGCTAAAGCAACATCTCTACCAAATCGACTACCTATATTAGTGCCCGCTCTTACCGCAACAGGAGCAAGAGTTTGTGCAGAGGTATAACCTTGTAAAGCCGCACCTCCTATGGCAGAAAGAGCATCTTGACCACTAGCGGTTCCTCTTTGTAAAGCAGTTAAACCTCTTACTCCTCCATATAATTTAGATGCTATATCTGCTGCTCTACCTAAACCCCCGCCGTATTTACGAGCAAGATTATAAATTTGTTCACGAGTAACACCACGAGGTAATTCTGCACCTACAGCAGGTGTTACACCAAAAGCCGCTGCCTCTTCCATGCTACGAGGTTTAAATTTAGGCTCTTTGAATCCACGAACAGGTTCACCCGAT